CCTGTCGTCAGTACTTTCGCCCCAGAGCCACCTGAAGCGCCTCCTTATCCAGCATGGCTTCGGCAAGCAGCTTCTTGAGCCTGGCGTTCTCTTCCTCAAGCGACTTCAGGCGCTTAACCTCGGGCACCTCCATACCGCCATACTTCTTACGCCAGGTGTAAAAGGTGGCGTCGGAAATGGCGTGCTTACGGCAGAGCTCACGGGCAGAAACCCCGGCTTCAGCCCCGCGGAGGATACTGATGATCTGTTCGTCGGAAAAACACTTCTTCATGGGCATGTCCTCATGTGGCTTATGAAGACATTACTAACATCGCGGTGTATTAATCAACAGGGAGCAGGTCAGAATCCCGGTTATTCTGGAATACTCCTTCAGAGATATATAAGGAGCTGCAACATTCATATTGATGGTTACGCCCGTCATTTTTCCCTCGTTTTCAGATGTTAATTACCAGAATGCTGTTGCGGTTCAGATTTCATGGATTCAAGCCCACGCAAAAAGACGATGCGGACCATGTTAGAAGCTGAGCGGCACTCAGCCTCTGCCATACCCTCAATCTCTAAACGTTCATCAGGTGACAAACGCAGTGGCAAAGAACCGCCAGCTACGCTGTTTTTGGGCGTACGTGCCCGCTGTGTGTTTTGTACTTGTGTCATAGTGGTATATTGTGATCTGCTAAGTGTCCGTGGAAAACATCATGAGATCTATAGATCTCTTGTGTTAAGGTGGTAAATGTGAGCTTTACATCTCACTGCGTCATTAGATTGAAATCGGAAAGGAAGCGTTTAGCCCTAAGTCAGGCTGAGGCAGCGGCACTGTGCGGTGTTTCGCGTGAAACATGGGGAAAATACGAGAGAGGCTCAATAGTGCCCGGAGGAGATGTTTTACTCTCATTTGCAATGAATGGGGCCAACGTCCAGTTCATTTTGACAGGGCAAGAGTCAGGAGGAGTTGCACTAACAAGGGACGAGCATGATCTTATTAATCATTTCAGAAACTCTCCATTAGCTATCAAAGCTGCTGTATTTGCAGCCTTAACAGCTGGCAACTCAGTTTCAAACTCAGTCAACGTGTCAGGAAGTGGCAACCGTGTTGCTGGCAGGGATTACAACGAAAACAATAAATAGGGAAGTAGTATGGAAGTGAATTCCTCAGGAGATCAAAACCGGACAGCTGGACGCGACTTCACGGAAAACCGCGTTCAAATAGATAAATTTGATGGTCGTCACACCATCAACATCGCGATCCCCTCAGATGCTCATGACGAGCGGCCGCTCGTCAAGGCGCAAAGAAAAGAACTGAATGCCCTTGTAGCGGCAGTCTCTGAGACCTCTAATTCTGAAGCATATGAAGTCTGGCAAAAAGTACATGCTGAGATTGGTGTTTCAAGTATCGAAGAGATGACCGTTAATCAATATCAGACCGCTGTTAGCTACCTGCAAGCAATGGCCGACCGTGGTAAAGACAAAGATGCGAGCAAGGCTCTTGTTAGTTTACTGCTGCGCAACAGCACAGATAACGATTTGCGCCAAAAATTAATCCGTTTCTGTCACGTGAATTTCGGGACCGGCAGACTGAATGATCTTACACGGCCACAACTCCAAATGGCTCTTTCCTGGCTCGATCAACAAACTCAAGCGGCAACGCAAGTTACTGATGAGCTAACCACATCGAAGCTCAATTTCATTGAGTTTTTGAAAACTTATCCAAAAGAAATTGCTGCCTGCTTTATTGCTGGCTTCCTTGTGGGTTCCTTTTTCTTTTAATTTTCTACACATGCATAGAGGTCTTGATATGAGTGAGCACTCTCGTTTCCATTACTTCAGTAATAGGGATAAAGCTTTCACTAATCTCATCAGTATCATTGATGGAATACTTAGTGATGGCGAAGTGACCCAAAAAGAAATGCTTTATCTCGATACCTGGCTGCTTGAATCTCAGGAAATAAGTGATAACTATTGCGTTAGAGCCATACGGCATCGAATCGCTGATGTTCTCTCTGACGGTGTCATCGATCCGGTAGAGATGAAATTCCTAAAAGCAGATCTCATTAAAATTCAAAAAGACTTAATCGACCTACCCTACCTTCAGCTCGACTCCATTGAATCAGACAGGCACTTGCTAGAAGGGTTATGCAAAGGGCTTCTGGCTGATACTCAGCTTAATGACGACGAAATCAAATATCTCCGATGGTTTTTATCTGTCAATGGCGCGCTCAAAAACAACTATCCCGGCAAAGAACTCTATACCCTCGTAGAAGATATCCTTCGTGACGGTGTTATCACCGAGGATGAAAGAGCCCACCTCCGTCAGGCCCTTATCTCATTTACTGGATGCGATCTGGAATCAGGTATTGTGGATGGTCTATCGACTCAACTCCCCATCGATACGATTGAATCTTTAAACCTTGCCGGAGCTAACGTTTGTCTGACGGGAGAGTTTCTGCATGGTAAGCGCTCAGGTTGTGCTGAGGAGATCCGGTGTCAGGGAGCAACTGTGATTGACAATATTACTCAAAAATTGGACTTCCTGATTGTAGGCACTCTGAGTTCAAAAGATTGGCGATACAAAGCGCACGGTCGGAAAATTGAAAAGGCGGTGTCTTACAGGGACGAGAAAGGTATTCCATTGAAGATAATCAGCGAGGAGCAATGGAAGAGTTTTTATAAATGACCGTACGTAAACTTCCTTCTGGCAAATGGCCGTTGCAATGCTTCCCGTACGGACGTGGTGGGAAACGCATACGTAAGCAATTTGCTACCAAAGGCGAGGCGCTCTCCTATGAGCGCCGTTTAATGAATAACGCTTCAAACCAGCCTGTAAATGACAGTGCTGTAACTCTTTCGGCATTTGTTGAGCGCTGATACGAGATGCATGGCAAAACGCTCACTTCTGGCGATGAGCGTAAAGTAAATCTATTGGCTATTTGTGGGCGCCTCGGTGACCCTCTCGCCTCCCACGTCGATAAAAATACGTTCGCTGTATACCGCGAGCAGTCATACCTGCATGCTGTATTCTCGGAGATGAAACGGCTGGGTGAGTGGGAAGGAGATAACCCGCTTTCAGGTATCAGGCAGTTTAAGGAAGGAGATCAGGAGCTGGCTTTTCTTTACGAGGAGGAGATTGATCGGCTGCTTGAAGCTTGTGACCAGTCAGATAACAAAGACCAGGGAATTATCGTGCGTATTTGCCTGGCCACAGGCGCACGCTGGAGTGAAGCGCAGGATTTAAAACAATCACAAGTTCTTCCCGGACGTTTGACATTTACGCAGACCAAAAGCAAAAAGAACCGAACAGTCCCCATTTCGCCGCAGTTACAAGAAATGCTCCCCAAAAAACGCGGTTCACTCTTCGCCCCTGCATATGAGGCATTCTAATCAGCACTTCAACGGGTCGGGATAGAGCTGCCTAAAGGTCAGCGCACTCATGTGCTCAGACATACCTTTGCCAGCCACTTTATGATGCGTGGAGGGAACATTCTGGTGTTACAACAAATTCTCGGGCACAGCACGATCATGATGACCATGAGGTACGCTCACTTCGCTCCAAATCATCTTGATGCAGCCGTAGCACTCAATCCCTTTGATAATCGGGCAGAGAAAGTTTAAAGGTATGCTGCCATTTTGCTGCCACTCCCCCAAATTGGAGACATAAAAAAACCACCTTTCGGTGGTTTATACGACACTGCTTATCATTGATTTTATTCTACTTTTCCCATGGTAGCCGGAGTGGGACTTGAACCCACACAGCGCGAACGCCGAGGGATTTTAAACCCCTCATGTGATTCATAAAAATCAGATGGTTAGAGTATTTTTTTCCTAACATATTCATTTGTTTCACGTCAGGTATAACGGGGATGGTGAGTGTTTATGTTAGGAAAGAAATTGCTTACCAAACGCCCATAGTCCGCACTTAAAGTTATATTGAAAACTTTGCTTAGCTCCTTCCAGTTTCGCAACTCACCGCTTTACGCCTCTCTACCCGATCAGCATAATCGTCACGAATCCGTCGTAAGACTTAACCAGCGCGCTGATTTTTCTCGCTGCCCTATACTTTCAGTCTGACATCCGACTGGAGCTTTCTATGTGTGGACGTTTTGCACAAGCCCAAACCCGTGAAGAATATCTGGCATACTTGGCCGATGAAGCCGACCGTGACATTGCGTATGATCCGGAGCCTATAGGTCGGTACAACGTCTCGCCAGG